ACCCAATCATTATAATATACCTCATCCAACAAGGCGTGGCGTGTAAGGATTTCGTAAGTTTCCCAATAAGCACATTCCGACTTAGACTTACACAAATATAATATTGTGCGTCTGTAGTTATGTGCTCCTAGTTCGACAACTTCTCTTTTGAGTGTGTCGTTGGAACCGTAATACGTTTCCCAATCTGAAGGCTTTCTGATTTTTTTTCTTTTGCCGTTGACTTGCTTGTAACCAGCTTTGCTAAAGTATTTGCGTCCAATATATTTTCTTCCTGTAATAAGATTTTCTATCAGATACACAAAACCCATGTGTGTGCCGTCATCTTCAAACGGCACACCATTGTAATACCATGTCATAGTGGCTCATCATCTTCATCGTCATGAAGGTCTTGGTCATCAAAGTTTTCATCTTCAAGTATTAGGTACTCACCACAAAATGGGCAGTGAGTTGGATCACTTTCAGTATACATCTCATTGTATGAAATGCTGAACTGTGATCCACAGGCTGAACATTCGTGCTGTAGCTTGATCATTAGTTACACCATGATTGTTTTGCTTCACCAAAGTATTCACGTGCAAAACCATTTTGAATCAATTGAGCACGTAGACTTTGGCCATCTAGAATGATGTCTCCCAAAACACGACCACCAAACTTGTCCCACGAATAAAGAACCACTTGACGCTTAGTTGATTTAGCAACTGCTGCTGTGGTAAATTTTGATGCGTTTTGTCCTCGTTGATCTTCACTTGGGCATTGCGCTCGGAACCCCTTTTCAGGGGTATCAACTCCATAAATGCGAACTGCTAGTTCTGGTTTCAGTGGTTTTGGTAGAAATGGTGCTGCGATAACTATTGTGTCGCCATCACTTACACGTAAAATTTGTGCATCATACATTACACCCTCTGGTGTCTTTGCTTTGACGGGCAAGAATATACAGAGAAATAAAAATCCCACTACAATGTAAAACTTAGTCATAAATTTTTTCATATCATTTCCTTACAAATTTGAACATAAACTTCATTTCTTGCTGTATCTGGTGTCAGCATTTCAACTGCGTATGAGCCAAACTCATGTGATGATGTATAGATTATATTTTCATCTATATCAACGTACCATTCATACAAGATGTCTAGAACTCCTCGATTACAGTTCAGAAATCCATAAGTATATATCTTGCTGACTTTGGCTTTCAAACCGTCACTTTGATATGGCGTTTTGTATGCTGTGACCGCATGAAATTCGTGAATGTCTTTGTGTTGATCAAACATCCCTTTCTCAACGTATAAATCCCAATCATCTCTTCCTGCACCAAGAATCCATTCTTTTTCAACAAAAGGAATTTTAGTGAAGCCGCCTTGTGATTCAACAAAAGGTAGACGATATGGTGCTGAGTGGGCTGATAGGGAAAACAGGACAGCCATGATAAAAGAAAATAGGTGTTTCATGATACTCCCCTGAAACACCTATTTAGACTGCTTTTATATTAGAAACTTAATTGACCTCTGAGCATTACAGCCTTGTCTCCGTTTACACGACTACCGGCTGCACCAACTGGAGCATCAAACTTAGTGTCAACATAGTTTAGCATGAAACGTAGATTGTCATTTGCAAACCACGTAATGCCATATGTGAGTGCTGTTGCTTTGTTTGTTTTGCCTGTGACTACGGCTATGTCATCGGCATTGAACTCACTTGCACGAACACCCACTTGCCATGCACCCTTGCCACCTTTATCAACAGGATTATTTGGCTTGATCCAACCAAATACACCATCTTTATAACTGTGGCTTTCACCTGTCAGATTGTACATTGCCTGAATGTAATAACCATCAATTTTTTGATCAGCACCTTTCGCAGGATCATACGTGAATTGAAACTGTTCACCTTGTAGTTTCAGTGCTTTGTATGCAAACGCCGCTTCAAAACCTTGGCGTGTGCGGTTTGTGTCACCACTTAGTGCGGGACCTGTAAAGTATGCACTCTGTTGACGACTCTCTGTACGACCACTTGCTGGTGCTACACCACTCTTGATATCACCTACACTATACGCTGCACCAAGATGCATTACTGTATCTTTGATCATCGCAAGTTCGGCAAAGTTTACAGTTGCACGACCGATTACGTCGGTACTGTCTGCTGTTGCACTCTTATTTCCTCTGCCACGACTGAGAGCCACGGCATATGTAACACCAGTTTTAGGTACACCATGTAGCATCACTCCTGTTTCTTTTGCGGGTATAAACTCACCTTCAGTTTGACCAATTAAACTACGCTCCATAAAATCAATATTATTAGAACTGGTCAATTGCTCAAGACTGAATGGCATTTTGAATAAACCAAACTGAAATTGCATTTCAGGATTGGCTGCATAATTTACCCACATTTCATCCATTGTTGATGTAGATGATGCTGCACCTGTATCATTACCAAAGTTTGCTAACAGGAGATATTTGAAGTCTTTTGCAAATTGACCACGAACACCAAATCTTGCACGACGTACTTCTAAACCATCTTGATACGTATCTGTGCTTTGACCCGTGGCGTAGTCTGGTGTATAAGTTCGGTAGTCCATATGTATTCTACCTGTAAACTGGGCTGTCGTGTTACCGTCTTTGGATTTGATTCCAAGACCGTTGCCCATAACTCCGCCGTCATCTTGTCTTGCAATTCTCCACTTGTTTGACTCACTGACATCTCTGTCAATTCTTTGTTCAACAAACTTTTTGTTTTCTTCTTTTTCTTCATACTCTTTAATTTTAGTATCATACTCCTGCTGAGTAAGAATACCTTTGTCTTTTAGAATACTCAATGTTTCTTTGTGACTATCAGCATATGCTGGCATTACAGTTGTAAGTGCAACGACAATAGCAAGTTTTTTAAATAATTTCATAATTTATCCTTATTTCCAAATTGTATTACCATCAGGACCTTTTAGATCCTTTTTCCAATTATCCTGTACTAACTTGATAACTGATTGGGGCATGTGTACATACTCCAAATCTTCACTCATCTTTGCACCGTTCTTATAACTCCAATCAAAGAATTTAAGGATTGCTTTGCCTGTTAGTGCATCGGCTTGTTGCTTGTGCATTAAAATAAAACTTGCGCCAGTTGCAGGCCATGCGTCTTTACCGGTTTGGTATGTCAGTAACAAATACATGCTTGGTGCATTTGCCCAATCTGCATTTGCTGCTGCCGCTTTAAATGTGCTATCGTCTGGTTGTACAAAATTGCCATCACGATTTTTCAATTGTGCCCATGCAATTTTATTTTTCTTTGCGTATGCATATTCAACGTAACCAAACGCACCTTTTACACGCTGAACATTTGCCGCAACACCTTCATTACCTTTACCACCAATACCTGTAGGCCATTTCACTGCTGTGCCTTCACCAACTGTTTTTGCAAAATCTGGATTTGCTTTGCTCAGATAGTTTGTCCAAATAAATGTTGTACCAGAACCATCTGCACGATGAATTACAGTGATATTCAATGCTGGTAAATTCACACCAGGATTCAAATCAGTGATTGCTTTGTCATTCCACTTTGTAATTTTACCAAGATGAATACCAGCAACAACATCACTCGTCAACTTTAATTGACCTGGTGCAATACCATCAAGATTTACAACCGGTACTACACCACCAATAATTGCGGGAAATTGCATTAGACCTTCTTTGTCTAATTCTTCTGGCTTCAATGGCATATCACTTGCACCAAAGTCAACTGTCTTTGCTTTGATTTGACGGATACCACCACCCGATCCGATTGATTGATAATTGAGTCCTATGCCTGTTGCTGATTTGTATGCTTCAGCCCATTTTGCATAGATTGGATATGGAAATGTCGCACCAGCACCGGTTAAATCTGCTGCTGATGCGACACCTGTGAAAATTAACAACGATAATAATAGATTCTTCATAATATCTCCTATAGAAATTGTGCGAATGCACAATATCACACTTATCTATTTTTTTCAAGTTTTTAAATAGAACTGTAACAAAACTGAAATCGTTTTGTAATAATTACCACTTACCCTCAGGACAAGATACATCTGTCATCCTAACTTTGAGTGGCATATAACAACCACATGATTTGCAAAACTTGAATGAATTAAACAAATCACACGAATTACAAATGGCATATCTTGCTTTGGCCGAATCAATTTTTTCTAATTCGGATTCATGTATTTCTTGCTCAGAATTTTTTTCCCACATTATGCAGCCTTACCCCATACTGTTTCCCAATTGCCTGTCAATGCACCTTTAGAATAATCTGTCGCACGATTCTCAAAGAAATTGGTGTGTGTTGGTGCATTGATCATCTCTTCAACCCATGGAAGCGGATTCTTCTTGACCTTGAAGATACCTTTGAGACCAAGAGAAATGAGCCTACGATCAGCAATATAACGAATGTATGATTTTACATCATCGGCTGAAAGACCAGAAATGCCACCCATAGCAAAAGCAAGATCAATAAACTTATCTTCAAGTTCAACCATCTTTTCAGCAATTGAATAGATTCTTGATTTGAGGTCATCATTCCATATCTCCTTGTTTTCTTCAATGTATGTACGGAACAATTTTATCATTGACTCAGCATGTTGTGTTTCATCAACGATTGACCATGTAATAATCTGACCCATACCACGCATCTTGCCTTGTCGTGCAAAGTTCAATAGCATGATGAATGAACTAAACAATTGCATACCTTCAGTGAATGCAGAGAATACTGCAATGTGTGCTGCTGTTGATGCTCTATCACCATTTTGTGAACTAATACCAAGCACATAATCGTGTTTGTCACGCATCTCTTGGTATTCTAGAAACTCATTGTATGTTGAATCTGGCATGCCAAGTGTTTCAATCAAATGTGAATATGCTGCAATGTGAAGTGCTTCACGTGCTGCAAAGCCCAACAACATCATTCTTACTTCAGGCTGAGGGAAGTAAGGTAGGTAATTATTAACATAGCCGCCTGCAACATCAATGTCGCCCTGAGTAAAGAATCTGAAAATATGTGTGAGAAAATTCTTTTCGTTTTGTGTAAGTTTATTTTTCCAATCCTTAACATCCTCAAGC